TCTTTGGCAGCATGCGCAAGCACTGCGAGCGGTGCGGCATCACGCCTCGGGGATTTCACGCGATCAGAAAGGCGAGCGGCAGCTACGTGAAAAAGGGCGGCGGTGATTCCACGGAGCATCTTTCCCACAAGAATCCCAAAACCACGAAGCAGAGCTACGAAGATTTGGACATCATCGGCAGGCAGTCGGCGCTGGATTTCCTGCCACCGCTGAACCTTGACGACAAGGAAGACGAGCAAAAGCCGCCGGAAAAGCCAGCGGCGTGAGCCTGTGGCAAAACCTCGGCTCTTATCCAAAGCGACCGAGGTTTCGTCACACTTGACGCCCTAGCCACAATGCCCATACGTCGCCCGGCGGGCAGGCAGCGGAACGATAAACCGTGTCGCCGAACCCGCCGGGCGGCGTTCTCTGTTCGCGAATCAAGAACATGCCACACGTCATCCTTCGCTTCCGGTTGCCCGACGAACAGGCCGAGTTCGACGCCGCCCGCCAGGGCAGCGAGGCGAAGGCTGTGCTGTGGGACGTTGACCAGTATTGCCGTGGTATCCTCAAGCACGGCTCGCCGTCAGAGGAGACGAGGCGGCACCTAGAGCACATCCGCACGTTGATAGGCGAGACGCCTGGGCTGGTGGAATGATGACGCCTAGCCGTCAAACAAGTGCATCTTCGCCAACTGTCGCAGCGCCATCGCCTCGACTCTCGCCTTGCTCCCTGGCTCTGACGGCAGGCGATCCGGCGGCGTCATGAACACCTCAATGTCCTCTGCCAGCGTCGCGGCTCGGTGCTCAACCTCACGCACCGTGTCGAGGACTAGCGTGTGATCGCCAGCCTTGGCTCTGTCGCACAACTCGCCCTGCCCGCCCTTGCGTGGGTCGTAGAGCAGTTCGATCGTCCAAGTGATTCGGGCACCGACGCGAGCGAGTTGCGTCAGCCACTTCCGCAGCTGCGGCGAGAGCCTTTCGGGCATGCGGCGTTTCTTGCCCTTCGGTGGTGGCAGTTCGTCGTCGCTCAGTAGTGACCGCTGGACCTCGCCCATGCGTGCGAGTCTGGCGGGCGTGTCAAGTTTTGCGAGCCTCGCGGCACGCCTGCCGCATCCAAGTGCGGTTCGCCATCGACTCAAACCACAGCCGGGCGAACGACTCGACGGCGTCAGTGCCGACATCGCTGTAGAGTTTCTGGAGTTCCGGCGAATCGCCCCACATGGCTTCGACGTCTTCTCGCACCTTGGCGATCAAGACCTTGGCGTCACGCACTGCTGCCATCTCGCTTTCTGGCTGCGCCCTAGCGAGCTTCGTCCAGTGCTCGCAGTTCCAGCAGCGACAGACGGAATCGACGAACTCGTCAAACGCTCTGCCAGCGGCAACGGCTCGCGGGCCGACTTCAGCACGCAACCGGCTCCGCAGATGCGGCAGCATCCCAGCCGGCGCGTCGTCCACCGTCACCTCCCGCCCGCAGGCCGAGCAGGTGAAACAGGCGTGGACAACGCGCCGGTCGGGGCTTTGCACTTGCAAGTCGATGGGCACGGGCACGGCGTGCGGTGCCCGTCGCCGTGCACGATGTAGCCACGCCCGCCGCAGTCCGTGCAGCAGCCCGGTTTAGGCTCTGGCTTCGGTTCTGGAGCCTTGTCCGGTGCCGTGGCGGCATAGGCCACTGAGACCGCCGCCGAGGCTCTAGGAGCCTCCTGGTCGATCTGTGCAGGATCAGCCGAGAGAGCGGCAAGTACCGAGAGGATGTATTGCCACATGCGTCTCACCATCCTTGCCCGTGGTTGATAACTCGATGCCCGTGCTCATCGACTCTTGCGTGAACGACGTAGCGTGCCTCTTGCGGCGGCTGCTCAGCAAACATCGCTACCCACAAGCCGAGCCGGGCGAGCCGCTGAATCAGTCGCAAAACCGGTCGGCTCGGCTCTGGCTTCACCGGGCTGTAGTCGCTCGTGGCGGCCCACCATGTGAGCATCACGGCCACCAGGCCCACAACCACGGCTGTCTGCATTTCTTTCTGGGTCATCGGTCAACGCTCCAGACGGAGTAGACGAACATCACCACACACGCACCGATCACGCTGCCGATCAGGCCGGCGGGAGCGTCTCCAAACGGCAGGCCACCTGCGAGAGAGCCGATCAGGCCAAGCCCGATGGTGGGCACCCAGCCTTCAGGGCACTTGCCGGGCATCAGCCACTTGGCGATGCCACCGGCGATTGCGCCGAATACGAGCCACAAGAGAAGCGACATGGGATCTCCTACTGTGCAAGGTGGAACGTGTCAGCAATGAGGCGAGCAGGTGAAGGCATCCGAGCTTCTGGCGGGAATGGCTGCAGCCAATTGCCGTGGTCCAGATTCCGATAGCGAAAGTTCACGCCTGAGATGCTGAATGAATCTTGACCAGAGAGCATCGCATCAACCGTCTGGCGATCTACCCAGAATGAGCCGTCAGGCTGGTCTGCCGGCCACTTCGGGCCTGCATTAAAGACGCCCCAGCTGTTCATGCAGAGAAGCCCATCACGCTTGCCTTCGTTCTTGGCGTAACGCACGGCAATGAAGCACATGCAATGCGCCCAAGAGCCTTGGCGTGGCGCGAAGCCATCGGCGTCACGCTGCGACGAAAAGCCAACTCCGCTGCAAACTGGCACACAAAAGCCGCTTTCTAAACTTGCGGCAGCCTCGTCAAAGTTTCGCACGAGGGCGACGTTTGTCGCCGTGTTCTTGTTGGCTAGCTTGGCGAGGGAAATTCCCACTTGCCCACCGCCGCACAACAAGTTGCCCCATTCCTTCGCCCGCTGCGGGCTGTAGGTCGTCAGGTCGGCACCGGGGTACGGCTGGCGAAACAGGATGCCGCCTACCGTCGGGTCTTTGCACTTGCCGGCGACCCAGCGTGCACATGCACCTCCATAGCTGCCGTCGCTGTACCCTGCCTGCGTCACAGGAGGAAGTCTGCCGGCGGTACGACTACCCGAGTACAGGCTGGTTGTGTCGACGAGTTTTGGCGGCTCCGGCAATTCGCCTTCGGCCCAATCCACACATTGGCCCACATAGCTTCCCATAGCCCAACCAAAGCTCGTGCAATCGCCTATGCCTTGCTTCCACGGGCCGAACGGCTTGCCGTAGACCTGGCGGTGAGCACGATCTGCGAAGCGATAGAGGAACGTGTCCTGCCCCTTGGCGTTCTTGATCACGTCCTTGGCAGCGTCCGAGAAGAGTGGCTGGTCGAGCTCGGCCAAGAAACGCTGCGTCCCGGCAGGATCTGGCACATAGCCGAACTGCCCGTCAATGCGTGCCGCGACCCGGTGCGTGGCTCGCTCAACGAGCGCACCCAAGATCGCCATCACGATCACGAACACAACGGCAGACAGCGACCAGCGGTTAGCGCGTGACATCAGCGGCAGCCCTCGACAGGTCACGGAGTGCCAACACCCACGCCGCTCGGCTCTCTGGCGTCACAGGACCGCCAGATGAGCCCACAGCGTCGTCTAAGAACTTATGGATGGCTTCTTTGGCGTGCGGCTGCCGGGCACCGATGCTCTCGCCACGGCATCGCATCTCGCGGGCGGCGATCCGCAGCTCATCAAACGCCACGCCCGTCTTGAGCCGCTGGTCGTGTTGTCCGTCCCACTCAATGCACGACGCCAGTTCGTCGCACAAGGCAGAGAGCGTGGCTGCATCTGCTGCGGCAGTCGGCCCGATGAACTTGCCTCGTAGCGTGAACGCATCCGGCGGCGCAGGCGAAGGGGTCGGTGCTGGTGCTTGCCGGCTCGGCGCAAAAGCAATAACCGCAGCAACGAGCAATGCCACAGCGGCGACGTACTGCCCGTCGATGGTCGGCATCTTGGCCGTGGCGTACCACGCTTTGACATTCTCTGTGATCTGCTGGCCGGCAAGCACGTAGACCGCAAAGGCAATGAGTAACGCTGTGATCACGACTTCCTCAGCAGTGGCAGAATTGTTTCGATAATCCCGGCAGCAATGGCGACGACCAGTGCTCGAGCTGCGGGGCGGACGAAGTACCAGAACGGGTACAGGCTCATCGGCACACACAGCACGGCCACGGAGTCAAACAGCACGCCGATAGCCTCAAGCACGATCTGCCGTTTCTCCTCGCCCGTCAGGTTCTGTGTGGCGTCAAGCGTCTCGACAGACAGCCTGACGAGCGCTGCGACGAGAGCACCGAACTCCGTTATCGTCAGCCCGTCTTTCGCCGAGACGCGAGCCGTGACGAGAAACGCCGACACCTTTGACGCAATGTCGTTGAACGGCGCAGCGGCAGCGAGTGGGGCGTCGGCGACCATACCGCCAGAGTAGGCGGGATGGGTGGTGAGTCAGACCGGGTCTGACTGCCCCTCTCGGTACAGCACCAGAGCAATGGCGGAATAACAGGCAATGTCCTTCAGCGTGTCTTCGATGCCGTCGAACTCGCATTTCCCACGGCGGAAGAACGCCTTGAGCCGGTGCATCTTGTCGCTGATCCGCAGGATACAGCCAGCCCACGCCGGCATATTCACGACGTCGGCACTCTGCCTGATGTTTGACAATGCGTCCTCGTCAACGCCGTAGTCGAGCGTCTTCGCCAAGTGCAGGGTTTTGAGTTCCTCAAGGATGGCTAGGAACTCCCGCGAGCCGGGACGGATGTCGTCCTGCTTGGCAAGGATGCTATCCCCCGTCCACCGGATGTCATCCGGTGCCGCTTCCATCTCACGCTGCCCTTGAAGAATCCAATCAACCGGCACTGTTTCCTCGCGCTCGGCGGCGTATTTCTCGGCGCTCGCCTTCGTGATGTCCTTCCAGCGGCTCGCCACTTCGTCAGTCGTCGTTGTGGTCGTGTGGCACCTCACGCCTTCGCAGCATGAGCCAGCTAGCCTTTCCTCCACTGCTGCCCGCAGCATGGCGTTGGATTCCTCAAGCGTTGCGATTACCTCTTGCATGCGTTTCCTTTCGAGAAGAAGTCTGGCGACGTCTGCCGCCAATGATCCTGCGGTGCCGGTCCACTGCCCTTGATAGCGATACGCTCGCTGGCGTGCGTCGGCTAGATACTCGTCAGATAGGTCGTAGTCCATCAGTCAAGCCTCGGGCCTGCGACGTGCATGGATGCCAGACCGCCGCCGTGGCGATACAGAAACGTCTCCATTGCCTGACGGCTCCCGATCCAACCGTTGATGGCGTGGTAATCGTCTGGCGGATTCAACGCTGGCGCGGTTCGCACGATGACGCCGTCAAGCGTGTCGATGGGCTTGTTGTTCGCAGCCGCCTGGTGGTGCAGGTGCCCAGTGTGCCACTCGCGGTACACGCTCTGACTCCACGCCTTCGGCTGCTCTAGCGCCATGATCTGCGGCAGCTTCGGCTTCGCCTTGTGCCCGTGCGTAAAGCCGATGAGGTTGCCGCCGTGCGAAAGATATTGCCGCCCCTTGAACTCGCCGCACACTTTTGCAGACCGAGATCCTCGAAAACGCTCCTGCAAGATTCTCTGGAACGTCCACGTCATCACTTCGTCGTGGTTGCCGTTCACGATCACAACGTCTGTCGGAACCGTCTCGGCGGATTGCTGAACGAGAGACAAGAGCGTGTCGCAGCCGACTTCGATCATCTTCTGAAGCCGCCCGTCACGCTCTAGCGGCGTGCCGCCGGTAGTCGTGCCGGCGGGCGTGTCGTAGTGAAACAGGTCTCCCAAGAAGGCGACCGTGCGTCTGGCTGGCTTGCTGTCGTCGCCAACCGCCAGCAGTTCACTCGCAGCGTCACCAACAAGCCGGGCGGCAATATCCAAGTCGTAATCGCCGCCACCGGCTGTCTTGTCCCAGCAGTATTTTCCGAAGTGCGTGTCTGCCACCACGAGCACCTGCCAGAGTCCTTCCCGCTTTGGTGCCTTGGCAGTCTTGGTCAAAGGCTTGCGGATGTCTTTCCTTGCAGCGCCGATCATCGCCTCGACAACCTCGCGGGTCGTCGGCCCGCCCTTCGGCTTGAGCCTTACGAACACGCGATGCAGTTCAATGCTTCCGCCTTCGCCGTCGCCACATTCCCACTTGGTCGCTTCGCTGGATGCGATTTCAAAACGGCTCATGTCCGCTTCGATGTGCTTCAGCAGATCCTCGACGGTCTTGATGCGTCGGCTTGTGGATCGCGCCTCAAGCGTGTCGCCCGACTGCGACTGCGTCACTTGCTCGGCGTCTGCTGCTGGCTTCGGCGGCGGCAACTTTGCCTTGATCTTGTCCGCTATTTTCGCAGCCATTCGGAAAGCTCCTTCTCGGAGATGATGTGCCACCCAGCCGCAGCCGCCTCTTCCCGCAGTGCCCGTGCCACTGATGCCGCAGATGCGGCACCGTAGCCGCCTGCCTGGAACCGCGTGCGGATCTCCTGCACGCCCGCCTGGTCGTCATCGCTAAGGCGATCAATCCACGTCGCCGGCTTGGCTGGCTTCACTCTCTCAGCTACGGCGTCGGCTAGTGCGACGCTTCGGCTTTTCGTCTTCACTCTGGGGCTCCTTCCCTTTAAGGTGAATCCAGCCGTCCTCGTCAGGGATGCCGCCGCCAACGTGCTCTTCGTCGTCGTCAAGCTCGGGCGGCAGAATCACCGCCTCGGTCACTGGCTTGGATTTGGCGCGTCCCATGCCACCTAGCGTGGCAGGCGTGTCAAGCGTTCCGCCGTGCGTTGCTGATCGCCCGCCGCACGAGCATCCTGCCCGCCACGTCGAGGAACGGCAGGCCGCGAGCCGTGGCCTCTTCCCGCATGACCTTCACCACCTCGTCAATGCGTTCCGGCTTGCTGGCCTCGTCGCAGCCCCACTGATCCATCTGCTGCTGCTTCGCGCGGCACTGGCACGTTGGCGTTGGCTCAATGCCGAATCGCTTCAAGAGCTTGGAAAGCTCGGTGCCGGGGCCGCTCGCCGGAGTCGGTGCTGGCTCCGGTAGCCGCGACACTCGCGGATAGAACTCGCTCTCTGTGTCAATCGTCCACTCGTCGCCGTCCTGCGACACGACGCACGGCATCACCTCGTCGAGCGTGTAGCCACGCTCGGTGCAACGGGCCTCAAGATTGGAGCGGTGGCAGGTGATTATGGGAGCGGGTTCAGCACTTCTATTGCCAGAGAGCCTGTAAGTATCGGGATGTCGATCTTGCTCCTGATATACAGCGCAACTGGACTATCTTGCGGAATGTCGTGGTAGCACGGCGACGATGTCGAACTGTATTCGCTACTGCTCAACCAGTGAAAGTTTGCCGGATGAGAAGGGCCTAGCGTGTCAGAGTACGTTTGAACTCCAGGCCCATCCGAACGCACAAACCACTCCACGCCAGACCCAAGCCACAAGGCTGTCACCTCAATCCTGTTTATCATCGCGCTTACTGTCTGGTTTGCCGTCACGAATCCTGTAGCGAAGCGAACAAACAACTGTCCGCCTAGAGTGGACGTAACCTGCTGCCCGTTGTCCATGTACGTTATGGAAGGCGAGATAGAGTCGCACGAAGCGCACTGCGTGGAGTCGCCAAACCGGGATTGGTATGTTCTGCAACCAGAGTAGGAAAAGCCACCGTACTGGGCCGAGTCGTAAAGCGTCAGGGGAAACTCAACCTGGCCATTGCTGATAGAGAACGTGATCCGGCAAGAGAGGGTTGACGGCTGCGAACCATTCGCGCAGGTAGCGCACCCGCCACCGCAACACGGACTACAACTCGCTCCAAGCATTAGCCGCACTCCGCAGCGATGAGAATCCACTCGCCGGCCACGTAGGCAATCGCGCACGCCTTGGTTCCCGTGCCCGTGACGCTGGCAAAGTAGTTCTGCACGTTCGCATATGTCACGCCGCTCGTCGTGGCGTCGGTGACGGTCTTCGTGCTGCCTTTGTTCCACGGGGCCGAGAACGTGCCGCGCTTGATGCCTTGAGCGCCAGCAGAAGCCAGCCGCACCAGCGCCCATTTCCCCGTGCCGGTGCCTGACTCCTTCCAAAGTATGAGTCCCTCGCCAGCCGCTCCAGTTTTCAACTCCGAGGCTGATGCCTTGCAGGCCACGAACTTGTCATCAGCACTTGTGACTTCCACCTTGCACTGCACCACGCCACCAACCGCCACCCTGCCAACAGCGTTCGCCGCTATCGGCTCGACAGCCACGCACCAAGCCGTCGTGGTCGCAGACGGCGTGCCACCCGTCAGTACGGGCATTTCCTCGAAGGACGCCGTAGCACCGCCTGCCGACGACGTTGGTGTGATCTCCATGCCAGTGATCGCCAGCACGCCCCAGCGGGCCACGGTGACGCTAGGCTTGCAGTACACCCACGTATACGGCTTGAGCACCGGCGAGCCGGGCACGCCTTCCGTGCCGGGATTGGCACCGAGCACCAGGTCGGCGGCGTCTTGCGCCCGATTCCACGCACGGGCACTGATCGCCCCGCGTAGCGGCTGGCCCGGCTCTAGGCGTCCGTCGGGGCGTGCCATTACGTCGTGCCTATGCCGAGAGCGGAGAAGTTGCCGTCTTTGTAGACCTTGTTGACGTAGGCGTATTTGGGCTTCTTGATTCGATCAGTCGTTGTGGTTGCTTCCTCGTACCGCACCCACAAATAC